CGCCGCGCCGATGGCGTAGGCCGGCGTGAAGGTTCCGCCGACCGTCGAGCCGGAGGTCAGCGCGATCGCCTGCCCCAGCGATATTCGCCCCGCCAGCTTAGGGCCGTCCGAGAGGATCGGCGCCCAGATCGAGCTGGCGTCAATGCCGGTGAGCGTGAACGTGCCATTGGCCGCCGACAGCGTGTAATTGGTCATGCGCCCCGCCCTTCAAGGTCGTCAGCGGCGACCGTTACGAGGAGGCCGCCGAAAACGCGTAGGTCAGCAACAGCTGGTCAGCGGTATAGACTACGCGCGAGGACGCGAAGCGCGCCGCCGACATCAGCGTGCCGCCGGTGCCGTTGAGCGTCGAGCTGGACACCAAGAAGGCCCCGTAGAGCGTGCCGCCGGAGGTGAAGGTGAAGGTCGCCTTGGAGGCGGTGTTGGTGATCAGCTGAGCGGTCGAGGTGACCGTCACGAAGGTCGGGCGCACGCCGCCGGAATAGGCGGTGAACTCCGAGGAGTTGGTGGCGATGGTGGCGGCGGTGTCGGCGGCGACCGGGGTGTAATTGCCTTGGAACAGGCCGATATACCACGTCGTAATCTGCGACGCCGCGTTGAATACGACGTTAAGGGTTGAGTCGAGACCCTGATTGACCGTGATGTTGTCGAAGTCCCACTCGTCGACCGTCTGGCCGGCGCGGATCAGCTCGGCGTGGAAGGTGCCGCCCAGCTTGTGTTTTGCCGGGACGAGAAGTCCGGCGGCGTTCGGTTCAAAATCGTCGTGCATACCAGCCCCCTCAAAGGTGGAAACAACTATTACAGGTTTATAGCAAATCCGCAACCAGACGTCACCTGTCGGCGGCGCGGATCAATTCAGTGTCGACATAGTCGCCGATGCAGGCCGAGGAGGCTGGATCGCCGCCTGAGTTGAGCACCGCGACATATTGATGCACCCCGTATTGCTTGCGGTAGAAGGCGGCGGCCGACGTCGCGTCAGGGAACGCCACCTTTGACTCGGTGAGGTTGTAGCACACGCCGCCGTTCTGCCCGGCGCAATAGCCGTTATTGGTCATGAACAGCAGCGACACCGACACCGGCTGATCGGCGCCGAGATCGACCTGCGGCGGGTTGGCCATCTCGGCCGGCATATAGACCATCGAGCCGGGGATCACTGGAGAGTCGAGCACCCTCGTGCGCTTCAACTCCTTAATGTTCGAGCCGGACAAGAACCAGCAGCCCTCCTCGGTGCCGACATAGATGCCGTCGCCGACCGCTCCGACCATGGTGATCGGCGCCTCGAACGGGAAGAAATTGCGGGTCTTGTCAATCACATTGTAGAGATACAGCTCGGTGGCCCACAGCAGGCTGTCCTGCGCTAGATAGATGCGGCCGTTCCAGTAGGCGAGATTGGTGGCGAGCGGCGGCGAGCCGAGCAGCCGTCCGGCGATCGCCGGCAGTCCGGCGGTGGGGTTGATCACCGGCGACAGCCAGATGTCGGCGCTCGGCCCCCACGGCGCCACCGTCTCTCCGGCCTCGTCGATGATCCCGCACTCATTGGGAGAGGAGAAATAGATCTTGCCGCCGACCTGCACATAGGACAGCTGGGCCAGCGGCGGCTGCGCGCTGATCCCGGTCATGACCGGGACGAAGGTGTAGTCGGTGCGCACGAAGCCCAGCGTCTGGTTCTTGACGCAGATCAACTTGCCGCGGTCGGACACGAACAAAGAGTGAAACTTGCCGGCTGACTTGAGCGTCTTGCCGCGGCGGCGATGGGCCTTGCCGGCATCGTCGAGGTCGATATTGATGGCGCGCTCCAGCTCGCGCGCCGTCAGGTTGGTGGCGTCGACGGTGTTCTTGAGCCCGGAGAAGCTGTCAAAGGCGACGGTGTCGGAGGGCGCGGGCTGGTCAGGCGGCTGAGGCATCTAACACCTTCACGGATTATGGCTAGGCCAAAAGTGGTTGATCGCCCACTGCCCGACGATGGCGAAACCGCTGCCGAAAGCTCCGGCGATGGTCAGTAAAACCGCCATGGCGCCTTTGCCGCGCTCGTCGCGACGCTCCAGCGCGGTCAGGCGCGCGTCAATCTTGTTCTCGTGCTGGGTCAGCTTCTCGGTCAGCATATTCTGGCCGTAGCTGAGGTCATTGATCTTGGAGAGGATCAGCCCATTCTGCGCCGCGATGTCGCGCAAGGCGCTGATGCTCTCCCAGATGTCGCGGCGATCACGTTTGCTGGCTTCGGACTGCTCCTTGAGCGCGCCGACGGCTTCCGCGTTGTCCCAGATGCGGTTCATGTCCTCGGGGGTGGTCATGTCACTTCCCGCGCAGGCGAGAGACGACCTTGCCGATGGCTGGGGTGGCGACGCCCTTCCATTTCTCAAAGGTCCGCGCACCGATCAGCGTGGCGAGAACGCCAAGCGAGACGTTGTAGACCGACACCTCCACCAGAGGCCCGTGGAAGATCGTCGCTCCCCATTGCCATGTGACCATCATGCCGAGCGACCAGCCAAGGGCGGGGCGCCAGCCGGCGATGAACAAGCCCGGGTTTTCGCTCTCCTTGGCGTTGGTGTCGGCTTGAAGGCGGGCGAAATCGAGCGCGTTGGCGATGTCGTCGGCGTGAGCCTGCGCCACCGCGTTGACCTTGGCGACGGCGTTGGGGTCGCTGGCGATGGCGCTGGCCAGCGCGTCGGGATCATCGGCCGAGGCGCCGAAGGCCGCTGACAGGCTGTTGATGACGGTGGAGGCGAGGAGGTTGGCGGGGAAGGGCAACACGGTCCCGACGATCTTGGATAGGATCGGCGCGCCGGCTTTCGCCAAGGCCTCGGCCACTGGGGCCAGTGTGGAAATGCTAAATGGCATGAGGCGAACTCCTTTGGGGACAAAAGTCGCCTCCAGAGTCGAGAGGTCGAACGCCATGGCTCAACCCTCCTGCGCCGCCGCCGACAAGGCGGCTGCAGTCTGCTGGTGGCGGTAAATCATAAAGGCGAGGACGACCATGGCGGCGAGCGCGGCAACGATCAGCGCAGCAACGGCAACGGTCGGAACATGGCTTTGCATGGCTGGGTGGAGCCCGGGAAGGGACACACCGGCCGCCGAGCCGGAAGCAGCGGCGATCTTGCCCTTGGTCTTAGCCTTCCGGGCGTGCTCGCTGGCGGCGGTCTGCAGCTCCTTGGCGGCGAGCGCCGGAGAGCCGGACGCCCACCTGATCCCAAGCGCCAAGACCCGCGTCACGCGAGCGTTCCAGCCTCTGCCGAAATAGGCCCATGTCTTGAGACCGTGCAGGATCGACAGGCGGCGCGCGCAGATCGCCTTGACGCGCGGGACGGGCGCAAGGGCTCCGGCGGCCACGAGCGCCTTCCTTGCCGCGCCGACGCCGCTGTTGACTGCGTAGTCGAACGCCGCCAGATCAACGCCGGGAGGCAGCGAGCCGCCGGCGATGGGCTTGAAATAGCCGTCGTTGTAAATATCGAGCAGAGTGGCATCGGAGATGTTGCGAAGATCAGCCGCTGTCGCTCCGGGACGATAGCGCCGGAAGGTCGCCAGCGTGACGCCTTTCATGGTCGCGCCGCCGGGGTCGTGCGGATCATTTGCCCAGCCGCCCTCGGACGCCAGCGTGACCGGGAGGCATTTCGCCAAATCCCCCATCACACATCTCCCAAGAAGTCGAAATGCGCCTGCGCGTCGTCAGGAGCAGGCTCCTTGCCGAGCGCGCGCTTGAGCCGCGACAACAGCACCAGCTCGACCGAGGACAGGTCCTTGGAGTTCTCCAGCCGTTGGACGATCTCCTCAGCCTCAACCTTGAAGATGCTAATGGTTGTCATGATTAACTCCTCAGCCTGTGTTGGCGCTGTTGGCGATCAGCTCGAATGAACCCTGTGACGCAGCCTGCAGGCCGCCCCAGCAATGCGCCATCCAGTCGACGCGGCAGGGGACGGCGACAGTAGAGTCCCACGACGCCGACCAGATGGCGCCGGTCTGGGCCATGGCGATGGTCTGGGTCGCTGGCCCGGTTGGGGAGGTGTAGACGATGACGACTTCGGCGTTGGCTGGCTGGGTGCCGGAACCGTCGGCGGCGATAAAGGAGCCGCTGATCACCAAAGCGTTTTTACGGACAAAGCGCATGGCGTCACACCTTCCAGTCGAATGTCGCGCAAGGGGCCACAGGCGCTACAGCCGCCGAGGCTTGTGCCTGCCATGTAAACCTTGCAATGGCTACGTTGTCAATGGATACGCTGACAAAGGCGTCCGTCCCGGCCGGGATTTCTTCCTGCCATGCGAACATCGAGACCGCTGCGTCGGCGATGGTTATGTCGACAAAGGGGACGCTCCACGCAAAACTAGAAGATCCGCTAGGCTCGTAATAGTAGACAGGGATGCCTGTCCATGTGAACACCCCGGTCTCAGCGTCGAGTGTGCGATGGCGGAGCAGCTTGGCTGAGTTGCCGGTCAGGGTGAAGGCGCCGGTCTGGGCGCTCAGTTCGTAGCGGAGCAGCAGTTGCGCCGGATTGCCGGTCAGGGCGAAGGCGCCCGGGGCGGCGGACAGCTTGCGGTTGGCCGTCAGCGTCGCCGCGCCGCCGGTCAGGGCGAAGGCGCCAGAGCCGGCAAACAGGATGTGCTGGCCCACCAATATGTGGGTCAGCGTCGCGCTAACGCCGGTGAGGGTGAAGGCGCCGGTTCCGGCCGACAGGGTGCGGTTCTTATGAAGACCAGCGTTAACGCCGGTCAAGGTGAAGGCGCCAGCGGCGGCGGATAGCTTGCGGTTCTTGTACAGTCCGGCGTTAACGCCGGTGAGGGTGAAGGCGCCGGTTCCGGCCGACAGGGTGCGGTTCTTGTGAAGACCAGCGTTAACGCCGGTCAAGGTGAAGGCGCCGGTCCCAGCGGTGAGGGTGCGGTTCTTGTACAGTCCGGCGTTGACGCCGGTGAGGGTGAAGGCGCCGGTCCCGGCGGTCAGCTTATGATTGACTGTCAGCCCGGCGTTGACGCCGGTCAGAGTGAAGGCGCCGGTTCCGGCCGAGAGTATGTGGCTAACCGTCAGCCCGGCGTTGACGCCGGTGAGGGTGAAGGCGCCAGTCCCAGCGGTGAGGGTGTACACCACCGGCGTGAAGATCAGCCCGGCGTTGACGCCGGTCAGAGTGAAGGCGCCGGTTCCGGCCGAGAGTATGTGGCTAACCGTCAGCCCGGCGTTGACGCCGGTCAGGGTGAAGGCGCCAGTCCCAGCGGTGAGGGTGCGGTTCTTGTACAGTCCGGCGTTGACGCCGGTCAGGGTGAAGGCGCCAGTCCCAGCGGTGAGGGTGCGGTTCTTGTACAGTCCGGCGTTGACGCCGGTCAAGGTGAAGACGCCGGTCCCGGCCGAGAGAGTATGCAGGACCCCGCCAAATGCAAAATTGACTGCATGCGCCGAGGGCGGGGTGTAGGACCCGCCGCTGAACCCGAAGTTGACCGAGTGTCCTGAGGGCGGGGTGTAGCTCATCTCAAGACGGCGTCAGCTGGTCGTAGACCTCAGCCTGATAGGTGGTCGGATCGAACGCCACAGCAAAGACTTGCGTTCGGCCGAGGGCGTTGAGCGAAAAAGCGCCGGTTGAGGGGTCAGACATCATCATGTCCAGCAATTGCATGCTGGCCTGATCGTAAATGCCGACCATCTTGGCGACATTCGCGCCGGTCTCGGTGATGACCCCGGCAATCGTCTTGCCAGACCCGCAGTCGCCAAGCGTTAGCCCGACATATTGCGTCCCTGAGACGGCCGGCGCGCGACCGAGCGTCTGGGTGCCGTGATTTTCAGGATTGCTGCCTGACGCCTGCAAAGTATCCACGCTAGAAAAGCCGGTCGGGGCGGTGTAAGTCCAGTTGGCCGAGGCATATTTTTCGGTTGCCGACGAGGTCGTAGATCCGCCCCATGCCGGCGAAAGCGACCCAACAATCGCCGCAATCGAGATCCCTCCGACCCCGCCGACTGGGTTCTGGTTTCCGATAATGTCATTGTTCCAATTTCCGCCGTTGACGCGGAACCAGATCAACTGCAGGAACGGGTTTACCACCCATCCGACGTTGCTGCTGGTCGTATAGGTTGCGATGGTTGCCACGGTCGCATTGTTGATCTTGACGGTGCCGCCTGCATCATAACCGACACCGTTATTGTCTACGCCAAGCAATCCAGTTAACACGAACGCCGAATTGCAGACCCCCACGCGCGCCGATCCAGTCAAGGTCGCGCCGATCACATATTCCCCGTAGGTCAGGCCGCTGATGCGGTTGGAGCCGCGCACCGACCCCGTCCCGGCCGATGTCGTGGCGATGGTGTTGGACCCGGACAGCGTGACCGCTGCGCCCTTATTGACGGTGTCGAATGTCGAAGCAGCCGCGAAGCCCATCGGTTAACTCCATGTGCTGGAGGTTTCGACGAAGATCTGCCCTAGGAACGCTGCGCTCGTAAATCCCATCATTCCTTGGCATAAAAGCGACTTTCCAGACATAGCTCCAGCGCCTGAGAATGTGTCGTTATGTCCAAGGGGCTGGGTATGAAGGGGCGCCCACAGCCCCTTGAAGTACCCTCTTACCGTCCCACTGTGATGCGCCCAGATCGGAGCCATATAAAGCCCGCCATCCGCGCCATTTGGGTAAGGAAATGATCCGGGGGCCGCATTGCCGACTATAATAGACACTGAGTTGCTGATGGCGGTTGTCCCAGTCAGTGAGGCTAGCGTGGTAATTGAATATCCGGCCTTGGTGTAATCTGTATGCTTCCCGATCATAATGGAGCCGCCAAGGCCTGTATAGGATTGCGCCATAAAGTGGCCTGCGAGCGTCCCATAAAGAATCGACGCGCCGGGAGGTAGAGACAGCTGACTCGCCTGTTCGACTGCGCCTGTTGCGATATTCACATTATTGCGGCCTACAATCATACAGCGATTGGGGTCCGATGAGGCGTAAGAGAAAATGTCTCCGAACCACAAAGACGATGTCCCTGTTGGGTTGGCGACATCGCCCGTCTCCATGAACAGATAAAATACCGTGTCATCGGCGATCAGCGTCCAAGCGCGGGCCGTCGAGTCGGCCGTGTTCGATTTGCGCGCCACAACAGCCCCTGCCGGCGCGCTGCCCAGCCCCAACTGCGACGAGGTCGGGAACTGGCCGGTGCCGGTCGATATGGCCGACATGGTCTGAAAGCCGGTGCAGAAGGCTTCCTTGGCGCCGGCCGTGCCGCTCGCCGTGTCGTCCACGTTGAGATAATAGCCGGTGCCGTCCGTCGCTGAGTTGCGATAGGCGCGCTTATTGGTCGCGGTATAAGCGATGGTCCAGCCGGCCGCCGACTTCCCGGAATAGCCGTTGACGAGACAGGCGTCGAGCACCCCTGTCAACGCCCCGACCGCCCCGGTCAGGACCGGGGCCGATCCATCGGTGCTTCTGTAGACTATTACGGTGGTCATGGCTCAGATCCCCGTCTGCATTATCAGGCGTCGGTGAGCACACCGTTCGTGGCGTCAAACGCGACTTGGAACTGCTCGCCGATCGCCAGCGTGATCGAACTGCCATAGTCGTAATAGCCGATCAGCGGCTTGAGCGGCGACGTCGGGGTCGCGTTGTAGAGCACCGCGTAGCGGAAGGGGCCGATGGTGCCGCCGGACGCGGTCCACGTCGCTGGGTTGCCCAAGATCAGCTTCAAGACGCCGCTGGTCTGGGTGCAGCTGGTGATCGACGCCGAGTTGCCGTTGGCGGTGTAGCCGTTGCCGCCGGAGATCTCGGTGATGTCGGACTTGATGGCGTTGGAGGCGGAGGGCGCGGTGTTGGTCAGCATGACCATCAGGGTGTCGGCGCTGAGGTTGTGGACCTTGCACGCCATGTCCTGCACGAACTGATTGAATTTGGAAAAAGCTACGGTCATGGCGTGTTAGCTCCGTAATAGGTGATGGACCATACTATACGACGTTAAGGGTTGCAATCACGGCATGCCGCCTCCGAAGGCGCGCACTACCCGCATCGCGTCTTGGTCGCGTGGACTGACGCCATTGACGCCGAAGGCCTGCCCCATCTCCTGCATGCGCACGGCGCGTTGGATTGGGGCGCCGATCTCGTTGGCCAGCCACGGGTGGGTCTGGACATAGTCCATGGTGGCGTGTTGCGCCGCCTGCAGCGCCGCGGGATCGTGATGGTTGAAGGCGGACACCATGTTGGCGGCGAGGTTCTGGGTGACGATCTGGCGGCGGTCCTGCAAGCCGTGCAGCGCCTCGGTGGTCTCGTCATAAGCCGCCTTCTTGGCCGGAGTGATGCCAACCACCTGCATAGCGACGTCGGTGGCGCTGGGGTTGCCGATCGGCAATTTGTGGCCGCTCTCATCCTCATAGCCGTTGACGCCCATGCGATAGGCGCGGAACGGCGCCTTGGCGAAAGACGGCATTGCCTCCTGCATGCCCTTGAGGGTGCGTCCGGCATAAATGTCGGTGCCGCCCTTGATGACGTTGCTCATCATGGCGAACGGCGACCCCAGCGCCCGCAGCGCCCCGCTCTGGAATACGTCGTTCCACTTGCGTTTGTCGGTCAGCATGTCGGAGAAGGGCAGCAGGCGCTCCTCGCCGGCGTGCTCGGACAGATCCATGCCGAGCAGGCGCGGAACGCCCTTGGCGATCGCCTCCGCCGCCACCGGGCCGAAGGCGTCGGTGAGGTGCTGGCGATACCAGCGCTCAGCGTCATATTTGTCGTCGTCGGTCAGGAAATTGGCGAGCGAGGACGCCGCCGACGCCATCACCGGCAGGATCGGCAGGCCGAGCGAGCCCGCCAACGTGGTCACCGCCGCCAGATGGCCGGCGAGGAATTTACGCGACGAGTCGCGCGTCGCCTTAATCTCCGCCGCAAGGTCTCCGGGTGCGATCTCGCCGCGCTCGACCCGCGCCGCCGACTCCTTGGCCGCCAGCGACCCGAAGGCGGTGTCGGCCTCGGTGTAGAGCTTGTTCATCAGCATGGTCTGGTAGGACATGAACTTGGTGACCAGCGGCGTGATCGGGCCGGCGAAGCCGCCGACGCCGAGATGACGCGCCTGCATGTTGGTCTGCCAGTTGAACATCGACCCGCCGATCGACTTGTTGACATAGGTGTCGAGGTCCTTAACCCGCGCCTTGACGCCGTTGTCCGACTCATGCAGCGACTTGGCGGCGAGCGCCGCCAGCGCGCGGGGGAACACCTCCGAGGCGGTGGTCATGGTCGACGCCATCTGCATATACTTATTCTTGGCGATCGAAGGCGCGTCTGACAGCACCGCGTGGGTCCAGCCGCCGATCTCCAGCCCGCCGCCGTTGGCGACGCGCATAATGAAGTCGATCTTCTCCGGCGACAGCCCGACTTTTCTTAGCGCCTCCGGGGTCAGCAACGCGTCGGCGCCGTGGCCTGACTGCAGCAACGCTCGGGTGACCTTGAAGGCGTCCGCCGTCGCGCCGGTCAGCGCCTTGGACGCCGGCATGTAGCCGTAGTCTCGCCCGAACTGCGGCAGCATCAACACCGGGATCTGCGTCGCCAGCTCGGCGGTGTAGACCGGAGACAGCGTCAGGTAGAAGGCGTGATTAAGGGCCAGCAGCGTCTGCATCGGGCCTTGTTGCGCCCGCCACGGCAGCCGCGTCTCGCGCCGGACCACCTCTTGCAACACGCGTTGGGCGGCGTCGCTGTCAGTCCCCGGCTGGGCCTTGAGTTCGTCGACCCGCTTGGCCATCCCCGCCATGGCGTTGTCGATCCGCGACGCCTGCCACAGGGCCGAGGTCGCGAAGGCGTGGGCGTTGGTGTAGTGCTGGAACGAGGTCGCCATGTCCTTGTTGAAGCCGAGGGTGTTGTCGCGGTGCTGCTGGCTATGGGTCAGCGAGTCGCTTGGCAACAGGTCCATCATCACCGATCGCAGCTGCTGCTGGGCGGCGTCGCGCTCGGTCTTGCCGAGGTGCGAGAAGTCGATGTCGTCCATCAGCCGCTGCATGAAGCGCGGCGACATGCCGCGGACAATGTCGGCGCGGGCCTGATTGACTGGGCCGTCCTGCAGGCTGTAGCCAAGATCCGGCTTTTCGCCTGCCTGTGGCTCGGGCGCCGGCTCCAGCAGCCCCTTCGCCTTCATGTCGTCGCCGATGGCGCGGAAATTCCTGCGCTGGGTCGGGCTGTTGAACCGCGCGAACACCATGTTGTTCTCGGTGTTCTTATCGAGCACCATGCCGTTGAAGCCGGCCTTCTCCGCCGCCTGCTGCAGATAGGCTTGCGCCGCCGGGTCGATGCTGCCGTCCTGCAGCGTCTTGAGCCGCATCGACACAAAATGCTCGCCGGTGCGCCCGAAGCTGCTGTAGGGCAGCTGGTCGTCAGTGTTGAGCACCTCGCGATAGGTCTTGATTGCCGAGTCGAGCGTGTCGGCGTCCTTGGTCCAGCGCGGGAGTTCCGGCACGCCCTTGAGCAATTCCTTGGCCTGATCATTGAGCGCCTTGGCTCCAGCGGTGTCGCCTTGTTTGGCCAGCGCGTCGGCCTGATTGGTCAACGCCGATATCTTGTTGGCCTCCTCCAGACCGCGTGCGGCCAAATCGTCGCGGTAGCCTTCCATACCCTTGAGTTTGGCCGCCATCGCCGCGCGCATGAACTCCAGCTTGTCGGCCGGGATGTCCATCATCTTGGGGTGATTGACATAGTCGCGGATCTCGTCTTTCGCCGAGCCATCCGGGTTGACGAAGCCGTCGACCGGCTTGTCGGGATTGAGCCGGCGCATCATCTCGTTGAGTACGCCAACGCCATTGGTCAGCAGCGTCTGCTGGGCGGTGACGCGCTGGAGGTCATCCGCCTTGCCGAAGGTCGGCTCGATATTGCCCCAGCGCTGGCGGTCGCCGTTGAACGCATCGCGCTTGGACGAGGACCACTCCGCGAGGTCTCCAGCCCTCTTGGGCTGCTGGTCGATCGGCTTGCGGAAATCGTAGCCGTAGAAATTCGCGTTGGCGAGGATGTCGTCGTAGACAGCGCTGCCCTTGGGGTCGATCTTCGCCGCCGCATGGCGTTCGGTGGTCCACGGCTTCACCGCGCCCTGCTCGCGCTCGCGGATGGTGTTGCCGTCGCGCTTGGTGTCGCGATAGGCCGGAAGGTCGACCGGGAAGTAGTGACCGTCCTGCGCCACCATCGCGTCGTCGTTGCGCCAGCCAAGCGCCCATTTGTGCATCCGCGCCGCCGCCACGCTCATTACGTCGCCGACCGCGGTGTCGCTCTTGAGATCCTGCAGTCGCTGCTCGCCCCAGTCCTTGACGTCGTCGATCGACGGGATCAGCTTGGCCATGACGTCGAGCGACTGCGGCACCGAGCCGACGGTCGGCTCGCGGCCGGGGACAGGGTCGCGGCCGTCGGTCAGCTTGAGCTGCTTGGCCTCGTCCATCACCCGCTTGGAGACGTCCATCACCTGATCGAAAGCGTTGCGCATCACCTTGTCGTTGACGCCCATCATGCGATAGTAGGCGTTCTTGACCTGCTGCCACACGCCGGGGCTCTGCGCCTTAAGATAGGCTTGCAGATCGCCGTTCGACCACGACTCCGCCATGAACTCGCGAGCGCGCTGGTCCGCCACACGGGCGGCGTTGACGCGGTCGGACGCCTTGGGGTCGATGTTGGCCGGCGACTGAAAGGCGTAGCGCAGAGCCGGGTCGTTGTATTTGGCGTCAGGGACGTCGGCGACGATGTTGGAGAACAGCTTCTTGAACACGCGCCAGCCGGGGCTGTTGGCCTCGGCGGCGGCGTCGGCCAGCGGGTGCACCACTTCGTGCATGACGTCCTGCGACGCGCCCTCCGCGCGGCCGAGCTTGACCTCGTCAGTGCGGAAATTATAGCCGCCGACGGAAGTCCAGCCGGGGGCGGTGGGGACATCGCTGAGGTCGGTCTTGAGCGGCGAGGCGACGCCGGCGTCTTGGGCGCGCTCCAGCAGGTGTCCTGCCAATCCGCGCATCCCCGGGTCGGGGTGGGTCGAGGCGACATGGGCCAGCGCGTGCTGGACATTGCCGCCCGCTTGCGCCGCCGCCATGACGCCGCGATCGCTGTCCGCCTGCATGGCGGAGGCGTCAGCCGGCGTCATGCGCGGCGCAATCTCGCCGTTTTTGCGCGCCTGCGCCCGCGCCGCCAGCTTCTGCTTGAACTGCTCCGCCAGATCGCTTGCCGACAGCTTGTCGACCGGAGCGAGTGCGGTCGGCTGCAACGTGGCCTTGGCCGCCGCGACAGGATCGACTTGCGGGGAGTAGATAGGGCGGCCCAGCGTCTGTTGGACCATGTTGTCGTGCTGCGCGCCGGCGACCTGCTGATCCTGCTGGACGCGGCTGGAGATGCCAGCCGCCTCAGCCTGCTTGTCAGCTAGAGCCTGCTCGCCGGACGTCTTCGGCGCAAGGCCCTCGGCGACAGCGTCGGAGGTCTTCGCCGCACGCATTTCGGCAGCCGCCTGCCGCAGACCATCAGAAAGGTTCTGCCCCATGGCTTCAGTCTTCGCGGACAGCGATAGTCTGCCCTGTATGCGCGGCGTTACCGGCTCCGCGGCCGGTGAGGCTTGGCTTTCGACAGGTGCCGGTGCTTCGGCTGCGCTTCGGACAGGCTCTTGGCCTTGGGCAGTGTCTTGGGCAAGCTCCGCTCGGGCAGGCTCGCTCCCTTGGGCGTCGCCTTCTCGAACTCCGGCGCGAGGTCCGGCCGGCTCTGGTGCATCCAGCGGCGCTGGGCCTCGCTCTTGAACGGCATCAGTCGTCTCCTTGGGTTGCTCGACGATCTTCCCGTCGCTGTCGAGAACGCCGAATTTGCGCCCGAGGGCTTCGATTTGCTTGCCAGCTGCGCCGTCCTGCAGGCGCTGGCGCACCGCTTCGGTCAACGCCTGCTCGTGCGTCAGGGCCGGATCAGCCTGCATCAAGCTGACCGACTCCTTGGCGATGTCGCCGATCATCTGCGTCGGCCGCACCTTGGCCTCTGTAAGGACAGATTTCTGCAGGTCCTTGACCACTTGAGGGTCTGGAGCCGCCGAGGCGGCAGGCGTAAGCGCAGGCGCGGGTTCAGGCGCGGGTTCAAGCGCTGGGGCGGCCTCGCCAAGACCCGCTTTCGCCTGCTGATTGATGTCGTAGGCGCCGAGGTTCTGCGCCACATCGCCTTGCGGGCCGGCGAAACGCGGCTCACCGGGAGGCTGATAGGTGATCTGCTTCGGCGGCTCAGGCGCCTGAATTTCGTCCTGTCCGGTGCGCGCCTTGATCTCGTCGGCGTAGCGCCCCATCATGATCTCGTCTTGACGGGTCGCCGCCGGGCCTTTGGCGACCAGCCGCTCGTGAGCGGCGAGCAGGTCGAGCGCCGGCACATCGGCGAACGGTCGCGCCGCGCGGTCGGGCGTCGGCATCATGGCGTTGATCGGATCGACGCTGTCGCCAGCCGCTCCTTGACGCGGGAGCGAGGAAGCCGGGCCAATCGGCGCATCCATGCCGGGCAGCATCGGCTGATTGTTCTGCGGGTCAGGGCGCTCGCCGACCAGCGGGCGCAGCTCGGACGACGGCGCCTCAGGACGTCCGACGTTGGGCGGGAAGCCCGGCAGCACCATCTGACCGTCTGGCTGATGATAGGCCTCGGGACCGGGAGGCGAAGCAGGCGCCTCAGCAGGCTGGGGCGGAGCCATAGAGTCGCGGCGTCCGCCGACCGCCGAGCCAGCGGCGCCGAACAGCCCGCCGACCGCCCCGCCGACCAGCGCGGAGTGGATGATGTTCTGGGCGCGGTCCTTGAAGGACATATTGGGGTCGTCGAACGGTTGGTTGAGCGCCGCCTGCAGGCCGGAGTTCACCATGCCCGCCGCGCCGGCCGAAGCGCCGCCGGTCAGCAGCCGCTTGGCGAGACCTCCGGCCAGACCGTTATCCGCGAGCGCGCGCAACTGCGCCGGCATCACCGCTCCGGCCGCCGCTTCGGGGACGCCCGCCGCAAGAGCGAGAGCGGCCTTGCCTTGGTCGGGGCCGCCGTTGGCGAGTTGTTGGTTGTAAGCGCCGCCGGCCATCACCGGGTAGCCGGCGATGCCGCCGCCAATCAGATGCCGCGCCCAGTCCGAGCCGGCTTTTTCTGCGACTTCTCCGGCCGCGCCGCCGGCGCCGCCGAGCCAACGCGGCATGACGCGGCCGAGCGCCGCCATCGCTTCGGGCGCCTTGGCGGGAGCGAGGGCCTCGCCGCCAACCACCAGCCCGGCCATGGTCGGGATCGCCTTGGCGACCTGATAGCCCATGCCGCCGAGCGACCACGGATCGGCGTCATATTTCGGCAACGCCGCCGCCTGCGAGCCTTGGCGGAACCAGTTGGCGAGCTTCTCGCCGCCCTCGGCCAGCGGGGCGATGCCGGTGGCGCGGCCGACCGCGCCGCCAAAACCGGCCAGCGAGGCGTCGAGATCGGCGGCGCCCGACATGAAGCCGGCCACCAGCGGGTTGGAGCCGAAGGTCGGCCCCTGCTGCTGGTCCGCGGTCGGAACGAGCTTGGGCAGCGAGGCGAAATAGGCGTCATCAAAACCAGCCATGCGCTCAGCTCCCGCCGTTGCCGTTGCCGTAGGCCAGCATCTGGTTGATGAACATGAGTCGGCGACGCGCATCATTGAAGTTGGTCATGTATTGGTGGGTCAGCGCCTTGCCCTCGGCGTCAGGAGTTCCTTCTGGCAGGTGAAGGCTGCCTTCCTTGTCCATGAACAAGCCGGGGTGCTGAGCCTCCATGTTGCCCATGTTGTTCTGGGCGCTGACGATCGCCGACTTGGACTGCCACACCGGGTCCGCCTCGTGCATCTGGTTCGGAGCATACACATGCGCCAGCTCCATCATCTGCGCGACGGTGGCTCCCTTCATCGCCTTGATGGTCGCAGCCATCTGAGGGTGCATCCCCTTCAAATCCTCGTCGGTCAGCGCCGGACCCTGATGGGCTTGAATGGCTTGAGCAGCGGGACCTGCAGCTTGCGGGGCCGCCTGAGGTTGCGCCGCAGCCGCCTGCACCGCCGGATGGCCGGCGACCGCCGCCAGCACGTCGTGGTTGGTCGGGGGCGCGCTCCCAAGCGCCGGCAGCGCGCTCTGCTGCATGGCGGCGGTGCGCTGGTTCTCGTAGAGCTTAACCTGATGCTGAGCGCTGACGTCGCCGCGCGCGGCAGCAGTGAAGTCAGGCGCGGACATCGGCGCGGCGCCGGCGGCAGGGCTAGGGGCTACAGCGGCAGGCGACATCATGCTGGCGCCTCCGACGAGGGCCGCGGGAAGCATAGCTGCTTTGGCTATGGGAGCCGCGCCTACCGCGAAGTTCTTAATTCCATTGGCTGCGTCAGCTGCGCCGGACATCACACCGGACAAAGAGGGGAGCACGCTTCTCGTCGCAGGAAACGCCTCAGGAAATGCCGCAGCCATGCCGGGAGAGGCTGTGTAGCGCAGGGCGTTGCCTGTCGCAGCGATGGACCCTGCGGCTCCGCCAATGTTCCCTATCATCGACGCAATCGGATACTGCTGCGCCCCCTGCGCAGTCTGGGCGGCTTGGTTCGCTGATCCTTGGCTATAGAGGTCGCCGAACGGCTTCGGGCTCCCGCTAATCGCGCCGTTCACAGCGTTGCTAAGGCCGGCGACCTGATTATTTCCGAACCACGATCGAGCGGTATCCGTCGCCGCCGTCAACGGCGAAGGCGGACGTAGATCCGCAACAGTGACCGGACCCGCCGGACGAGGAGAGGGCGGAGTAGTAATCCCGCTAATTATTGATTGCAGGAAGTCAGAGGCCATTGTTGTCACCCCAGCTCCAGCCGTTGCGGCCGAACCCATGTTGAAGTGGTGTGAATTGTTTGCGCAGCGCCAGCAGCCGCGCCTTGTGGGCATGGTCCTCGAACGACGCCTTGAACTCCTGCGCCCGCGCCACGTCGCCGAGGTCGTGGTCGACGATGCGCAGCGCCAGATAGGCCGCCCAGTCCAACAGCTCCAGATGGTGGCGCTCAGGCAGCTCAGGAATGTCATTGGGGTCGGACAGCGGGCCGGACGGCAGCCGCACCACCCGCATCTTGCCGACGATCCCGGCATAGGCGGCGGAGGGCGCGGGAAACAGCCGCAAGGTGATGGCTGAGACCGAGCCGGTGTTGGTCTCCGCTAAGCCCTCGTCGGTCGAGTAGGCCCGCGGCTTGCCCGGCTGGATGGTCGCGATCGCATTGGGGTCGAAATAGTTGAAGTCAGGGCGCGGCGTGACGTTGAACTCGGAGTGGCCGGCGCGGACCAAGTCGCCGCTGTCGCCGGTCATCTGCAACGAGATCACCGCCAGCACCGCAGGGTCGAGCACATATTGGTCGACGCCGGAACGGGTGATGAACTGGGTGAACTGCTGAGTGACGTTGTCGCGCAGGCACAGCGCCTCGGTGGCGAAGCGATAATAGGCCTGATTGATCATGGTGGTCAGATCGGCGTCGGACCACAGATAATCTGACGGGCCGCCGATCTGCGCCGAGGTGTCGTGCAGGATGTTGTTGCGCAGGAAGCTGAGAAGATCGCCAAGGGTCAAACCAGCCTCCTGTTAACTCCGTATCAGGTAATTACACGATACGCGTATTTCTGTCGAGAGCGCCAGCCGGTGACCTGCTTGGTGGTCGGGTCGACCTGCGGCACGGTGATCACGGCGTGATCGAGAATTTCCTTGAGAAAGAGCGGGATGTCAACCTCCATGCCGGTGCGCAGCAGGTAGGGCCGTCCGTTGTGCTGGAGGAACAGCCCATTGGGCGGGATCTCATCGCTTTCTTCGAGTAAGATCTTGATGGTGTTCTTGGCGATCGCCTCGGGCGCAGCCTTTTTCTTAGGGGCCTTGGCAGGCTCGATGTCCAACAAGTTGCTCTCCAGTTCGTCCAATCCGGTGTCGTCGTTCATTCGTCGTCGTCCTCTACTGACGCCTCGGCGAAAGCCGTGTCATACGACTTATCGGCGGGCAGTGCCTTGTCGAGATTGGTCTTCAACCACGACAGACATTCCTCGATGGTCTTGCACAGAATATCGACGTGAGGGTCCTTCCAAGAGGTCTTCGGCTTGCCGTTGGCCGCTACCACTTTTGGATCGCTCGCGTGGATGATGTAGCCGTTGGTCGCTCGCTCGATCCGCACGCCCATAATGGTTCTCCTCAAAAGGTGGCGGAGGGATCGAAACCCCTCCGCCTATCAACCGGCCGCCGGAGAGCCCAGCCGATTAACACTCGATGGAATAGCACAGCACCGCGGAGCTGGCCGCCAGCGCCGCCGTGAGCGCGACGGTGGCGTTGCCGGCGTTGTCGGTGGTGACGACGATCGCCGAGGTGGTGTCGACCGTGCGGGTGCCGGCGGCCACCGTCTTGAAGACGTCGGTGGCCGGCATGCCGCGGAACCACTCCCAAGAGATGTTGTTGGTGATGTCGAAGATTCCGACATAGGTCGGCAGCGTGCCGAGCGGGATGTTGGTGACGTTGCCGGCGCCGGTGAAATAGCCGGACACGCGGGTGGTGCCGCCGGTCGAGACCAGCGGGTTGCCGACCAGATTGCCGGGGCCGACGTAGCCCGAGGACGGGATCGCCGAGCCGTGGAAGTTGATGTCGATTACGTTGACGGTCATGGGGGGCTCCTAAAGCCTGAAAGGGGGCGAGAGAAAGGGGGCCAGAGGCCCCCAATCATTACGCGGTGGCGCCGACTTCCAGTCGAGCCATGAAGGCGTCTTGCAGGATCACCGTGGCGGTCCACAGCTTCCAGCCGACCGTGCCGCGCTGACCGAGCGGATCGCCGGGCGACGGCTTGGGGTTGACCACCATCGGCGTCATCGCCGACTTGCCCTTGAGCGGCACGATGCCGAACGCATCGCGACCGAAATACAAGATCGGGTAGACGTCGCAGGCGGTGTTGGCGGTGGTGTAGCGGAGGCCGTTGGTGACCGCCGTACCGCCCAAGTCCGCAAAGGGGGTGAAGATCGTGCTCGTCAGGTAGCGCACCTGTTCGACCGAGCCGATCTCACCCTCGAACGGCGAGGTGTGAGGGCCGTAGGAGGCGACCGGGATGAAGCCGGTCATGCCGCGGATGTCCGACTCAAGGTCGGGATGGACGATGGCCATGTAGGCCGCTTCGACCGATTTGGTGTTGAAGTCGGGGTTGGAGGCGACGACCGTCGAGATCTTGCGGGCGTTCTGGCGGTTGAGGCCAGTGGTGACGCGGCGCTGATCGGTCAGGGTGATCGCGGTGATCACCGAGGAGCGGCCGGCGACCTTATTGGCGTAGAACACGTTCGTGCCCGCCTTGAGGACGTTGAAGCGCAAGGTCTCAACCGTCGAAGCCGCCTGCTCGCCGAGGATATCGGTCATCTGCTGCAGCACGGGATCGGTGTGGGTGTCCTCGATCACGTCCGTCATGGTCATGAAGTCGCCGTACTGGTACAGCTGGACCGTGTAGTCCTGATTGGTCAGGACCGAGCCAGACGGCGTGACGCCTTCGACCAGCGGCGTGATCGCCACCGGGATGCTGAACGAGGCCGAGCCGATCGAGTCGGGACCGGCGGAGCCGGTGGCGCCAACCATGTAATAGCGGCGGAACTTGGCGGTCTGCGTCGAGTTGGTCGGCAGCGGATAGGTCTGGCCGAACTTCTCGATGTGGAGGTAAGGCAGGGCGCGCTTGAGCATGCGCACGACGGAATAGGCGGCGACGGCAGGCGAGATGTCGCCATAGCTGGTGATGGCAGAGGCCATTTTGAGGCTCCTAAGATAGCGTTCACAGGGGGAGTGTGAGTGCTGACTTGAGCCATCGGAGGCGCCGCTTGTTTGGCCCGACGAGGCGGTTCAGTGCTTACATTACGGTGATAATAGTTAAAACATGCAGTGGTGTAAAGCCCCTCGGAATTTCGAGGGGCCTCACGTCGTTAGACCGCCTTAGCGAAGGCGTCGAAGGCGCTGGAGAAGTCCTCCGGCGCAGCGTCAACGGCGCCGGAGCGCGCCGACTTGACCGGGGCCAAAGCCGCGGCGGCCTTGCGCACCTGCAGCGCCGGAGCGGCAGGTGCTACGATCGTAGCAGGCACGCCAGCCGACTGCTTGTAGCGCCCGACCAGATCGGCGATTTCGGCCGGGGTGCCCTGACGGGTGACCTGCTGGTAGGCGGCTTTGAGGTAGCCAGGCTGCTGCTCGACCCACTGCAGCACCGGATCGCGGACCTGATCATAGTCCGGGATCAGCGAATAGAGGTCGTTGAGGTGCGACCGCGTCGACACGTCGCCGGTCTGCTGCTCCAGCGGCGCGATGCGCTGCGACACCTGATCGAACACATAGGCCAGCAGCTGATTGTATTCGGCGCGGCGGCGCAGGGCCTCGGCCTTGGCGACATCCGGCCAATCCTTCTCGTAAGCCTCCAGCTCCTTGAGTTCGGAAGCGGAGAACAGCGGCGCGGATTGGGTGGGAGCGGACGCCGCAGGCGTCTGAGCCTGCGGAGCCGGCTGCTCGCGCACGATCTGGGCGAAGCGCGACAGCAGGTCAGCGTCGTTGAGGCGCTGCGGCTCGACATATTCCTCTGCCGAAGTGGATTCACCAGCTAACTCCTCTGTTTCTGCAGGAGTTTCTGGCGTTTCCGCCGAAGTGGATTCACCCTGATTTTCAGGCGTCTCCGCAGGCGTCTCGCCTACGACAACCGGCGCCGGCTCCTCGACCGGCTTGAGCGGCGTCGGCTCGTCGCCGAGCTTGGCCAGATCCTCGAACATTTTGGAAAATTCGTCGTCGTTGTCATCAGCCATGTTAGCTCTCCGTCTTGGCCGTAATATCGGGGTAGTTGTTGGTCAGCATGGCCAGCAGCATGCGCAGCGCCCGCGCGCCGCCCTGCAGCCGCGGCGTGTCCGCCGCCAGCGCGCCGATCAGCTTGTCCTTGGCGTCCTCAAGCTCGATCTCAAGGAACTGGCGCATCATGTTAAGCTCCGCTGTTTGGCGGTGCCGGTGAATTTCCTTGATCAGCTCCGCTCTCCGCACTCGGCTGTTGTCCACCTTGACCTCCCATGGCGTCGTCGACGCCTGATTTCACAATATCCAACGCGACGTTGATCTGCTCGGCGTCGGCCTTGGCGTCGTGCAGCTGCGCCGAGGCGGTGTTCTTGATGACGTCCGACTCCAGCTTCTTGATCTGGGCCTGCTGCAGCTCCTGCTGCGCCTGCTGCGCTTGCTGCATCGCGGCGTCGGATTGCGCCTTGTCGCGCGCCACCTCCTCCTCGGACTTGAGCAGGTCGTCGAGGTCGCGCACCTTGAAGCGCTCGCGGGCGAATTTGCGCATGTCGACGTTGGCCTTCTCCTCGTCGGTGAGGGTCTGGGCGAGCTGGTCCATCTGGGCGCCGCGCACCTCCTTGGCCATCAGCGAGGTGGCGCCGCGGCAGATCACGTTGTAATCGCCCTCCGGGGCCTTATCGGGGTTGAACTTCTTGTTGAACATCACCAGCGACTGGATCACCGAGGCGGTGAAGGCGTCGAAGGAGCGGATGATGTCCTTGAACGGCAGCGCCTGATCGCCGCGCAGCATCGAGGCGCCGGCGGCGGTGCGCATGGGCTCGGATGGCCCTTGGCTCATGTCGCCGCCGGTGGCCGGGCCGACAAAAGTTTCTTGGTCGGCGAACTTCATCCACAGGTCGATGATCTGCTGCAGCTCGTTGAGATGCGAGTCGAGCTGGACGCTGCGCACCGCCGGCCACTGAGCGGTCAGGCCGTCGTCGTCGCGATACCAGTTGCGGTAGGCGACGATCGCCGTCAGGTCCTGATCAGGGCGCAGCAGGGTGGTGTTGATCTCCAGCTGCGGGCCGCACACGATCGAGGCGTTGTCCATCAGCATGCGCGCCGCGGCGCACACCGCCATCTGCGAGTCGCGCATGATGTTGGGCAGGCCCTGTCCGACCGGCGAGGTGTCGTCCTCGTCGAACAGGAAGGTGTGGATGGTCTTGACGTCGACCCCCAGCTCTTTCCACGGGTTCATCACGCATTTGATGACATTCTGGTCGACCATCCACACCTCGGCGTCGAGGTCGTCAGCGATCTTGTCCTGCGGGACATCGACGCCGGCGGCTTCCAAAGCCGAGCCGGAGATCTTGCCGTGCCAGATGATCGCCTCGTATTTCGACGACTCGGTCTTGAGTTCGTTGACGTTGGCCTTGACGCCCATGGCGCGCAGCTCGGTCTCATGGATGCGGGCGCGGTAGTTGCCCTCGCGGTGGGCCTTGAGATAGTCCTTGATCACCTTGCCGAAGAAGTCGGAGCGGTCGGCGAGCTTACGCAGCTGCGAGCGCGTCATCACCTTGCGCCAGTAGTGGCCCTCGCCATCCTCCAGCGTCTTGGCGCCGAGATCGGGATACCAGTCCCACACCGAGCCGAACTCGAACAGCGGCTTGTACTCGATCTTGGGCATCGGCATGATCTGCCCCGACATCGGCTCGATCTGCCACGCCGTCGACTTGACCTCGCGGACATAGGGGCCAAGCAGCACGCCGGGACCGTAGGTCAAGCCGCTTTTCAGCACCTTGCGGTTCATCGACACATAGTCCGCCGACTGGTCGCCGCCGATCTCCTCCAGCTGGTCGAGGATCAGGGTCGAGAGCTGCTCGGCGCGCTTGTCGGCCAGCACTTGGATGGCGGAGAGGGCGTAGTCGACGTCGACCTGCGGCTGAATGCCGGCGGCCTGATCCTTCTTGACTGCGTCGGCCACCGCTTGCTTGATGTCGTCCGGGCTCATGTCCGGGCTTGGCGAGGCCTTGAGGGTCCAGTTCTTGTCGTTGCCGGGGAACATTAAGTTCATAATACGTGATAGGACGCTGATGACCTTGACCCGGGTCAGGCGCGGGTAGACCCGCGAGCGGGTCGCCGACAGCTCCTTGTCGATGTCGGGGTCGTAGAGGCCGAGATATTGGCGTTGGTTGCGCAGCCAGCGCTGCTCGACGATCACCCGGTCGGCGGCGTATTGCTGGAACTGGCGGTCGAGGTTCTGGCCGAGCGTCTTCAACTCGTCCGGCTTGATGGCCTTGATCGGCGCGTCGGTGGCGTCGTCCACCTTGACGGCGGGAGGGCTGAGTTCGGCCAAGGCGACAGCTTGCGGCATCAGGTGATCCTCAACCAATAACTACGTGGTGACAGATCCACTCTATCACCGCCGCCACGATGACGGATATGCCTGCAATGATAAGCGCAATCCGAAAAATATCAATCATCAGCGCTTCGACGATACATCTGAACATGCCTGCGCTCCTGTTGTTGGGCGCGGATCGCTCCGCGCCCTTATTGACTTAGATCAAGCCGCCGGCGCGGCCGGGGGAGCGACCGCGGCGGTCAGAGCGGCGGCCTGCGCGTTGAGCGCGGTGACTGCGGCTTCGATCGCGGCCGGGTCGCTGGCGGCGTTGGCGGCGGAAATGTCGGCCGTCAGCTTCTGGATGTCAGCCACCGCGGCGGCGACAGCGGAGGAGATGGCGGCGACGGAGGCGTTGAGGTCGTCAATGGCGGTCATGATGTGGTTCACCTTGGTTACGAGGGTAGTCAGGAGGGCGAGTGTGCTCCTCGCCGTCTTTTCGCTGGACTCAGCGAAAGCTTCAAACTGGTGCAAGTCAATCCTGTCCATAGCCGCCTCTAGCGTTGGTGGTAGGTGTTGCCATAGCTGGCGGGCGGCGTAAAGCGTTTCTGCGCGCGGGCGGCGCCGGGACCGCCCAGACCGTAGCGCGCCTCGCGCTCGGTGCCGCGGTGATAGTAGCGGCAGAGATAGCCAAAGCCGTCGCCGGGGTGGGAGTAGGGGTTGGCCTTGTCGACCTCAGCCGCCACCGCGTCGGTGCTCTGATTAACCTTGTAGCGCCAGCCGCCGCGCAGCGCCCGGCACACCACCGGGCAGTGCTTCTCGTCGATACGCAGCGCCGGCCGTCCGGCGATCATGCGGTTGGCGAAGAAGTCGATGGCGTCGAGGCGCAGCGGAAAGCGGTTATTGGTCTCACAATCGACGCGAAAATGCAGTTTTACCCGGTTTACGACGGTCTTCTCGTCGGTTCCGCTGCGATTATTGGCGGCCGGATCGGCGGCGATAATGAACTCATTGAGGTCGAAATCCGGCCATCTGGCCTTCAAATAGGGCCTCAGCCGCTCATTCATCAGCCGATCCGCACCGTATCCGGTCTGCACCAGCTCGCCGAGCACGTTGAGATAGCCCTCAAGGTCGAGCTGGCCGAAGATCAGCGCCGAGCCGCCGAGCCCGGGATCGAAACCGGCCACCAGCGGCAGCCGCGGGTTGAGCATCAGCCCCTTGACGAAGTGGACGTCGGGGCGGATCGAGGTCACCACCGCCTTGCCGGAGGCCGAAAAGCCCCACTCGGCGTCGATGAACTGCTTGATCCACGCCTCGGCCTTGCCCTGCATCTGCGAGATGTAATATTTGCGCTCGCCGGGCAGGTTCTCAAGGTTCTCAGCGTCCTTGGACATGCCGGACGGCTGGAGGAAATAGGTGGCGCAGTCCGGCAGGTTCTGGTTGGGGTCGTCGCAGCGCTTGTGCAGATAGTCGAACCACCAGTTATCCTCGGTCGAGGGGTTGGAGGAGCCCCACATCCCCCAGTTGGTGGCGCCGCCGTCGTTCTTGGCGGGGAAGCGGCCACAACGGGCGGCCAGCGCCTCGATGATCTTGCGCGGGATCTGCACGAACTCGTCGATGATGGCGAAGGTGATCTCCAGCGACAGCACCCGGGCGACGTCGTCCTCGGTGTCGAGCGGCCGGAACAGCACCTCGCACTCGACCAGATCGCCGCTGGTCTTGTCCTTGAAGCGCAGGGTGAAGGTCTTGTTGGTCTTCTGCCACGTCCCAGCCTGCCCCTCCTTGAACCAATAGTTCCACGACACCATGGTGGTGTCGTTGAGCTGGGGGGCGGTGTTGCGGACGATCACCGCCCGGGTGCGGCGGACGCCGTCGCGTCCGGGCTTCTGCAGCTTGGCCATGTGCGCCAGCTTCATGAACAGGCCGGTGGTCTTGCCGGAGCCGACCGGCCCGACGATCCAGTCGTAGAACAGCTCCCCCGGGCGATAGTCGCGGATAAACGCCCTGACGGTCTTGGGGGGAGTGTAGACGATGACCTCAGCCATGCAGCGGCCGGTAGTGCGCCTGAGCATGCGCCCGCTTGTGGTCGGCCTCCGCCTTGCGCAGCTGGCGCTCGCGCTCGATGGCGCGCTGGACGGTGGAGAAGGCGAACTTGAGGCGCTTGGCGATGTCGGTGATGCGCACCCTTTCCTCGAAGCGCAGGCGGTAAGCCTCGCGCTGCTCCGGCGCGGTCATGTAATAGCGGGTGCGGCCCTCATGCAGCCCGTTGATCCGCACGTTGGTGCTGGGGTCGTCGGTCAGGTGGTCGATGCAGCAGCAGCCCACCGTGCGGCAGGTGGTGCGCAGGTAGCGGCTGGGGGTCTCGCCATAGGCCAGCATCCACGTCGCGCGACGCAGGCTCAGCCGCGGCCCATCCTCGGTGACCTTGACGGTCGCGGTCTTGTTACGCGGCGTCAGGCAGCCGTCGCCGACCGGGCGCAGCCACTCCACGAGTTGCCGGCAGACCGCGAGACGCAGCGCCGGCGTCAATTCGCAGGCTTTCACTGATGCACTCTCCATATGATCGCGGCGAGGAAGGCGGCGATCAAGGCGACAGAAATGATTAGTCCGATGGTGTCCATGCGTTGCTCCTGTCGCGCCCAGCGCTTGAGGGATTGATCGAGGTCAGGGCTCACAGCTTGACCCCATCGACATAAGTATTCCGGCGGGTGGAGTGGATCGTGACGTGGCGCACCGGCTCGCTGATTGGCGTCAGCTCCTCCGCCAAATAGCTGTGGAACGCGATGTCGTACTCCACCTGCTCCTCCGATGTCGGCTTGCCGTGCCACGCCCAGAAGCACTCCAGCTGATGGTCACGGCTGCGTTCAAGACCCGACGGCCGCTGGACCGCGCGCCGGTGGCCTTTGTCGCCCTTCATGGCTTGGCTTCCTCGATCAGCTGCTCCAGCATCCTGTTGAGATTGGCTTGGAGGCCGATCGCCACCTTGGTCGAGCGATCAAGCTCCATCTCCGCCAACTTCATGCCGGCCCGAGCGCGCCGCTCGAACTGCTTGGCGATATTCAGCTCGCGGGCGATGACGCGCATGCGTCCGGCGAGGTCGTCCACAACGTGGGTGTCGAAGGCGAAGTTAAACTCGCTCTGCTGCTCCGGCGTCAGCGGCAGGTCGACCGGGGTGTCCTGCCAGATCTTCGCAGACCCTTCCAGCGGACCTGTGATCACCCGCCCATCATCGTCGAACTGCAGCTCGGTCATAGCCACTTCCCAAAGTCGATGCCGTCCTGCAGCACCCGCATGAAGCGCGCCTCAGCCTTGTAGCCGTGGTTGGAGGCGATGCTGCTCTGCAGATAGCGCGCCTTGGCCGCCAGCGCGTCGTGGACGCTATGAGGGGCGACCATCCGGGCGAGCTGCACCAGCAGCGCCATGGACGGGTAGAGCGGGTCAGGCTGACCCTCGATCTCAGCGACTTCAACCATTATGCTCTCCAGCGTCAAGTGAATAGGAGCACCCACACGATGCCGACGATCGTCGTCACGGCGGCGGCGCAGACTAGGCCTAAAGTGATCGTCTCAAGCATTACGTTCTCCGGGTTTGAGATCAAAGATTGATCTGGATCTGGAAGGCGTTGGCCATGCCGGCGCCGGGGTCGGCGCTCTTGTCGTGGCCAGAGCATTTCCATGTGTATTTGATCAGGTCGGCCTTGACCGCCGCGGGGGTGTCGGGATCGTGGATGATCTTCCACGACTTCTGCAGCAGGGCCTCCGACTGCAGCTGGGCTTTCAGCTTGAACCCCATGCCTTCGGTCTTGAGCTGCTCAGCATACTTGACCACCGCCGACTGGAAGCCGGGGTCCTTGCGCAGACGCTCCCATTGACCAGCGTCAACACCGTAGGAGGCGCAGACGTCCGGCACCGGGTGCTCGCGCAGGGCGATCTCCAGCGGGAGGCTTGGCGGCCAGCCAAGCGATGCGGGGTCGCCGCCGCGGGTTATGGCGGGGAGGCCAGCATGTTCCTCAAGGTCGTAGTCGTTGTCCATCAGCTGAACCTACGCAAGAAGGAAGTTTTTGTCTAGCGGCTAATTTGCCGCCTTGACAGTTGCGGCGTTATTGTTGCTGCGATGACACAGGGTCTTGATGTAGATGCCGTCCGACTCGTCCTTGAGCGCGCCGCGGGCGATCATCTCCTGCCAGCCATGGACACAGCCCAGCTCCGAGGCCACCTGCGTCGACGTCACCTCGATGGCGTTGCTCTCGTTGCACAAGCTGGCGGGGGTGGTGGAGAGCTGGCACACCAGCAGGACGGCGGTGAACATGGGCTAGTCTCTCGCTTTGCTGCGCATCGGCTTGATAATCGGCATCGAGCCGCGCTCGTATTGGACGATGCAGTAGGAGCCCTCTCTAGGGAGGAACATCTTCCGGCCGCTGGGCAGCTCCCAGCACAGGCCGTTAGGGATGTCCGCCTCCGGGAAGCGCGCCCAGCCGAAGCTGTGCGGAAACCCCATGCGCGGGTAGTCCATCCCCACCTCCTATTACGAACGTGGAGGTTGAGTGTAGCCAGCTGGGGATGGGTGTCAAGGGAGTGGCTGGCCGATTGGGACTCGAACCCACGTCTTCCGCTGCGTCCAGCAGCTGCTCTTGCCTTTTGAGCTAACGACCAATAGCCCCTGAGGGAGGGATTTGCACCCCCATCCTGCCGCGAGACGCTGCGCTCTGCTGTTGAGCTACCTCAAGGACGTCTGAGCATCATAGGGAGCGCGGGGAGCGGCGTCAAGCGAGATGCCTTTTAAGGGGTGTAGCCCAAGGGAAGGGAGGCGGGCCTCCAAACCGGCGGCATCCTCACGAGCCGCGTCATCTCGCCAAGCAGGCTAAGGAAGACTGAGCGCGGCGTCAAGTTTGGGCCGCCGGAAATAACCAGAAATAGTTTTAGGCTTTTCCGGCGGCCGTTGAAGGGCTGGGAGGGTTAAGTAATGGAGGTTGGGGTTGGAGGTTATAGGAAGTAGAATTTTGGCAAAATTTATGTGAGCGACGGTCGAGCTTCGAGCATCGCGCCCCCGCCCCCCCTCGCCCCCCTAGTACCGGCAAGCAATCTTTCAACCCAGACCTTCCTTTAGGCTTGTTAAGTACTTAACAGGCGCGCCTTGACATACGCCTATTACATTCGTACACTTTGATTGTTGGCATATAGCCAATGAGCGCGGCAATCCGCCGCAAGCCAAAAGGGTTAAGACTATGACCGCTAAGAAACTGAACACCAAGACCGCCGCCAAAGTCGCGACGCCGGTCGATGCCGCTCCGGTCGTCGCTCCGGTCGCCGCTCAGGCCGCCGCCCTCGCCACTGAGCAGGCGCGCCTCGCCAAGGAGGCTCAAGACAAGGCTGAACGCCATGCGGCCTTTGTGCTGGCGATCGAGACCGCCGCCTCGACCGAGGGCAAGCGCGACAAGGAGCGCGCGTCTGTAGTCGCCACCATCGCCGCCTCCATCCCCGAGGAGACGCGCGCCTTGACCGCATGGGCTTTTGAGAATTGGAAGCGCGACGTCAAGGCGCATTACATCGCCGCTTATATGACAGCGCGGGGCTATGCGGCGACTTTCGCCGCCGTCCGGGCTTTGATGCCGATCAACTTTGCCGACAAGGCGAATGATACCAAGGGCATCGTCGCCAAAGAATGGGGCAAGCGTCTCGCCCCGTCCGGAACCAATGATCTCGATGACTGGCTGGATGCAGCCGACAAGGGCGGCGGATGCGCCCGCGTGTTGATTACCTACGCCTTCAAAGACGCCAAGATCGACATTGGCACCGCCGGCCCGTTGGTCGACAAGCCCAAGGGCGCCAATGACCGCGCGACCGATAAGCCGGACGCGCGCAAGGCTGCATTAACCGACGCCGATAAAGTGGCGGGCGCGACCATCCACATCCCGACCGCGCGCGAAACCATCGCCACGGCTCCAGCGGTCGACATCGCCGACGCGCTGGGTGAAATGGATACCGCGACGCTGTTCCGCATCTTCATGGACACGTCGCGCAAGGTAGCCGCCAATAAATCGACCAAAGGCGTCAAACGCACCATTGACGAAATTGACGTCGCCAAGCGTGTGCTCGAAATCATCGCCGGATATAACATGCTGCACACCGAGGGCTGACGCCTCGCCTCTCACCATCTCCCGCCAGTCGAAAGACTGGCGGGCTTTTTGTTGCCTTGCGCCCGGCGTCGAAAGACGACCGGGCGCATTGCGTTTGTTAAGTCGCTTAACAACCATTACGAAGTTAATAGTTGATTGGATCGGGCGGTCGCCATGTGGGTGCGCGCCAGCGTCACATGGTAGTTGTAACCGCAATTGTGACAACAAAAATCGCTAAGTCATTGATATTGCTCACGTGTCCACCCTCGTGTCCAATAACTTTGAGCCCAAGTGGTTCGTAAGTGATTGAAAACAAACCTAAAACCCTAGGTGTCCTAAACATCCTAAATATTTTTATATAAGAGGGGGGTTTTTTTTCGGTGAAATGGTTAGGAGCCTAACGAACGCGCTATGCCCGCCCCCATTCATGTTTAACATTATAGTAGCTCATTGCAGACTTTCTATAGGACCCCCTCTTATATCTGGAAAACTAGGACAAAGTGGACACGCGCGACACACCATTCAATATCAATCACTTACGCGAGGCTTGCGTGTCCAGTGTTATGGTCAAATGTGGACACGAGGGTGGACACGGTTCACACCTAAACCAAATACTCTGTAACATTAGACAAAATATGGTTCACATTCGTACCATCCAAACTATAAACGTCGCCTATAACCTCGCCTCGCTTTGCGTCTGCTTATGGTCTGAGGATGGTAGTTTGGGTAGTACGAATGTGAACTATCTCGATGCGCCGTCGCTCAAATCGAGGGCGCAAAATTCTAACTCACCAAGCCGCAGAAAAAATCTTTGTTCGGCGCGAACTATTTTTGTTGGCGGGGAAACGTCTATTGACTTATGACTATAACTTTGGTATTATAACAATCAGACGTAATGCGTCTACGTTTTGCTGCCAGCCTGTCGCTGGTGGCGTCACCCGCCGCTTGTTAAGGACTTAACAAGGGCAAGCTGAAAGAAAATACGATGGCTACGTTTGAACAGTTCCTCGCTATGGACGCTGAGATCATTGATGAGCAGCGCAACGCAATTCTCAAGAGTAACACCTACGACCTGCGCCGCGCGTTGGTGCTGGCGATGTGGACGGTGGACAACCTGAGCGATGAGGACTTGGACGGCTGCGACATCATCGCCCGCCTCAAGGAGGTCGTCGCCGACGCTCTGACCGATGCGAGGCTCTGACGTGGCGCGCAACATCCTGCCTCTCGCCGCGTCCCTGCTGATGGGCGTGGCGATCGCCCTGCCCTTCGTCGCAGCGATCATCCGCTGCATCTAATCAACCATTACGTTGTTAAGGAGTTAACAGGTGGCCTATGACCCATCCAAGGACACTGCGCTGGCTATCCTGCGCGAGTTCGTCGCTGACTGTCTGGCGGTTGGCAACAATGATCCGGCGCAGACGTTCGACCAGCTCTCGCTGGTGCAGGACTGGCCAGACCTCGCCATCACGTTCGAGCGCGCTTATGCGTTCGTTGAATATGCCGACCGCCACGGCGGTTGTTAACTACTTAAACAACGCCGCCCTGTGCGGCAAGCCAAAGGAGATTGATATGCTCAATAGATGCAAGGGAGGCTATGAAGTCTCCGACCCTGACACTGGCGCCACCGCTGACGTGTGGACACGCGAGGACGGAAGCTGGTCGATCTGGTCGGTGTTCACGCCTCGCGATGGACGTGGCAAGGGCGGAGCGGCCCGCATGATGCAGGAGATCACCGCGCTGCTCGATGAGCACGGCGTCGAGGCTCATCTTGGGGCGAAGGCGTTCCAACGCTACGAAATTCTTGGGGAGCCTGCTGTCGAGCCGTCACTGACGACGCCTGAGCTGGCTAAGTTCTACGCTAAGTTCGGCTTCGTCGTCCATCACGAGAACTACGGCGAGATCCACATGCGCCGCCCAGCCAAGGGAGCCTGACATGGCCAACCTGACCAAAGCCGAGACCAAGGTGATCGCGCTGCTGGCGCATGGCGAGCCGAACAAGGTGATCGCCTATCGCCTCGGCCTGTCCGAGAACACCGTGGGCAAGCATGTCGCCCGCATCTTCTGCAAGCTGGGCGTGACCAACCGCGTGCAGGCCGCACTGGACTGGCATCGGATCGGCTGGCGCGACAACCAGTTGTTAACCGCTTAACAAAGCAAGCCAAAGGAAACTGACATGCACATCGACACCACCAACCAACTCGCCGCCAGCTATCGCGTCGCCCATCTGCGGGACATGGAGGAGAGCGAGGCCATGGTCTGCGCTGAGCTGATCCGCGACCTGATTAAGGAGACCAACGCCCTGCGCATATCTGGCGACCCGGAGTACCGCGCCTATCTGCGCTTCTGCGCTGGCACGGCCGATGATAACCTCGTGACGATGTATTGAGGAGAGCGTCATGATCCCTACAACCTTAAAGCCCGGAGCCAAGGTGCGCTGCGTCGCGCGCACATCTGGACTGGTCGACGGCCAGATCTACACCGTGATCGGCTACAACCCGAACTGCGGCTATGGCGGCGAGCGCACGAGCGTGCTGCTCGCCGATGTCAAGACCGCTCACACCACCGGCGACCGCGGCTGGATGCGCTACCGCTTCGAGGTGGTCAGCGACGGCGACGGCTCCGACTACCAAGGGCCAGACGACGTGGACTTAAACTGATTGTTAACCTCTTAACAAAGGGAAAGACTGCAATGAAAGACATGAGCATCACACTGGCGCTGTTGAGCGCCATGACCACCGGCCTGCTGGCGCTGGTGGTGTCCGAGGTCCGCTACTGGCTGCGCCATCGCCGCTTCGTGCGCCACCTCAGCCGCCGCCTGCCCACCCACAATTTTGACAAGGAGTGACGACCATGACCAGTGAAGTGATCTTTGACGGCTACGAGCTGCGACTGTCCGACGCCGACGTCATCATGCACATCATGCCGCCGCAGTTGGCGATCGAGCTGCAGCGCTCCAAGTCCTGCGCTCTGGTGTCTGACGCCATGCGCGACTTCACCGCGGCCTATGCCGCCGAGCGCCTGTCCAAGCCGGCTTATCTGGCGGTGATCGGCGCGCTGGCCGACCTGCTCGCCACCGAGGGGAGGCCGCAATGATCCCGAGCGATCTCAAGCCCGGCGCTAAGGTGCGCTGCATCAGGAGCGCAAACAGATGGCTGAAAGAGGGCGAGGTCTACACCGTGCTTGGTGGTGACGGTCCAGAGTTTGTCACCATCGTCGAAGCCAACCCGTCAGGTGGAGGATGGTATCGCGACCGCTTCGTGGTCTGCGCCAACGCCGACGGCTCCGACTACCAAGGGCCGGACGACGTCGATCTACAATGCGACACGCCGACGGTGCGTGAGCGCGCGGCTCAAGACCTCGCTTCCGGCCGCGCGTGGCGTAACGTCTATAACGGTGAGTGACTTGTTAACCACTTAACAACGCCCACGCGATGGGCAAGCCAAATGGAGATTGAGATGAAGACCTACGACGAAGCCATCGACCGCCTGCGCCTCGGCGCGCTGGGGTGCCTGCTCAAGGCGCAGATCACTCGCCCAAATGAACTGGTCCAATGCCGCCGATGGGCAGAGCTGTCAGAGGATTGTGAGACTGAGCGCATGCAGCTCGACGCTGCGAGCATCTACCTTATCCACGAGACCGTCATCATCAACGCCTGCGGCGCGACCGCGCCGTCGGCCTCGGACCAGTATGACAGGAGGCAGGCATGAAAGTCTACATCGTCGAGAGCGACCCGGACCAGTGGGTCGGCGGGTCGATCCACGGCATCTTCTCCACGCGGGAGGACGCTGACAACTACATTGCGTCGCGTCCTCCGGCCACGCACCCGGCCGACTACACCATTATCACTGAGCGGACGGTGACACCCGCTGGCTGCTCTACACCTGTGGACGAAGACTGACTTGTTAACCACTTAACAACATGAGGAGATGTGAGATGCGTCTAAGATATGTCGTCGTGCTTTCCAGAGCGATAGAGGTGGAGGGCAGATACATGGTCAGCGTCTTAGGACCATTCAAGACAGTCGAATTGGCAAGCAAGTGCGGCCTGAAAGTCATGCAGGAGAACATCAAGGTTTTAGACCTCACGCATACTGTCGAAGCGATGTGCGCCAACTAACAACACGATCTGGAGAGATCACATGCCAAATGAAGTCTATTACATCCTTATTGCGCCCAAGTCTGGTGAGACCCACAAGGTCGACGGCGCCGCCAAGCTTTACTCGTCCCGCGACGACGCTGGCGCAGCCGCCGTGCTGCTGCAAGTAGCCAACCCTGACGCGGTCTATCTGGTCGAGGGGCCGCACACCAAGGACAAGCTGGACTGGAAGGCGCGAGAGCTGGCGCGGCTGATGGACAAGTCCCATCAGCCGCTGATCCCTGAGCTGCAGCTGCATTGCCTGCCCGATCACTTCGCCCATGTCGCCAAGGGCGACCCGCGCAGCTTGGCCTACACCAAGAACGAGGCCGATGGTGTGCGCGACATCCAGAAGCGCATGAGCGTCGAGGCCTATCTCAAGCTCTATGCGCCCCATGTCGGCAGCTATGACGCGCAAGTGCTGGCGAGCAAGCACCAAGCCATGGCCAGCGCCGCCGACCTCAAGATCGCGACCACGGCTGAGGACATCATCGAGGTCTACACCAACCACGTGTCGAGCGGCGGGGTGGCGTCGAGCTGCATGCGCCACGACCTCGGATACTTCCAAGGCTCCGAGCACCCGGTTGCCGCCTATGGCGGCAGTGATCTGGCGGTGGCCTATGTCACTGACGACCGGGACCGCACCGCGGCGCGCGCCATCGTGTGGCCGGAGAAGAAGGTCTACTCGCGGATGTACGGCAACGAGCGTTCGACGCCGGAGCTGCAGCGGCTGATGCTGGCGGCGGGTTACCGGCCGAGCAAGGGCTATTACGGCGGCGCCAGCAATGTCTCTGAGCACTCGCTGGTCGGAGCGCGGCTGCGGGCGGTCAAGGACGAGAACGAAAAGGGTCGGCTGATCGTGCCTTACCTCGACGAGGGTAACTTCGGTGTGCTCGACCCGACGCGCCAGTGGATCACCATCGTCGATGCGCAGCCCGCCGAGGGGCGGATGGTCTGTCTCAAGGACACCGGCGGGGTAAGCCATGTGACTGGCCCGCGCTGCCCGACATGCAACAACAACCGCACCGATGGCGTGACGATGGTCAGAGCCTACGCCACCTATCCGATCGACGAGGATCTGGTGTCGACCCACTGCCCGCACTGCTTAAGCTCCTACACCTTCGTCTGCGCCGGGACCGGGCTTCGCTTCAACCGCAACGCGGTCGATCGCGCATACGCCAACGGACAGGCCTACGCCCGTCTCTGGGCCGAGGCCAACCTGCCGATGTGCGGCTACTGCCACATCTTCCAGCCATCAGGGGCGAGCTTGCTCCCAGCGCGACTGACGCTGGGTGGTGAGCCGACAAGGATCTGCCATAGCTGCGCCAGCCGTGACGCCTTCTGGTGCGAGGACGCCGGCATGCTGACTCACAACAACCTGCGGGCGCTTGACGTCGGACGGCGTAAGAAGGTCGACTTCGACGGTCAGGTCCGGCTGATCGACCGCGGCCACAGCGTGCTGTCGAGACGAGCGTCCAACCACCCAGACTGGGCGGGGCTGCACGCCATCGCCAAGCGGGAGGCGGAGCATGGCGCAGTCTGGCTCTGCTCGATCCATCGCATCACTGGCGTTCCGGTGTCGCGCAGCAATGGGCGGGAGGTCGAGCGCTTCCTCGGCGTCGTTCAGGCGTTGCGCTATCTGTCGCCCAACCACGAGGTCGTGGTCTACAGTGACGAGATCGCGGCGCGGCTGCCGCGAGTCGGCGACTGGGTGAGCCTGTCAGGCTCGTTGCATCTGGACGTGAAGGGAGCGGTCGGGCAGATCACTGCGGTGGACGGGCCTGAGCACAGCCCGTTCGCGGTGACGTTGCCCGATGGCCGCGTGGCCTATTGCTCGTCGGCGCAGATCGCCAAGATCGCCGACCCGCAGGTGGTGATGCGCCCGCGGCCGGCGCCGCAGGTGGGTGACGCCGTGATGTTCTACCATCCGGCCAGCCCGCGCTTTGGTCAGTCAGGCGTGGTCGAGAGCATCGAGGACGGGATCTACGCCGTCCGCATGGCGCGAGGCGAGCTGCGCCGAGCCAACGCCTCCCGGCTGCAGTCGGTCGGACCAGTGACAGAGCCGGAGGCGGTGCTGCCGGGGCTGGAGCGAACGGTCGTGGACCTGCGACCGGCGGAGCCTGCGACTACCATGCCAACGCGCGTGTGGCGGGTCGGCGACCGCTGCCGACTGCTGCCGAATTGCCGAGACATCTCCGTCAGGAGAGAGGACATAAACGGTCTGGCGACTGTGACGAGAGTAAACGCCCGAGGGATAGTCTCATCAGTAGACAGCGACTCAGGCTATAATTGGGCGGTGAGCAACTACAACGTCGAGCCAGTCGACGATAACGGCGTGTCGGTCGAGGCCGCCGAGTAACAGTCACGACCCGTGGCGGGACGCCCCGCCACGGCTTGTTAACAACTTAACAAAGCCAAAGGATAAGTCATGTCAGAAGAACGCAACACCACCGCCGTCGTCGAGACCTCCACCGCCACCGCCATGGTCGAGCCGGAGGAGCGGCTAACCCTCCGCGACGTCACCAAGACCAAGGGCGAGCATCGCGCCTTCGTCGATCTGCTTGGCATGTTCAGCCACTGCCGGCCGCATGACACCAAGGCCACTGTCGACTTCGCCAAGAAGTGGCTCAAGCCGCTCGGGGCCAAGATGGACAAGCGCGGCAACTGGCGGCTGCGCATCGGCGACGACTCCAAAGTGCTGTGGTCGAGCCACATCGACACGGTCGACTGGCGCGAAGGCGCCAAGAAGCTGACCCTCAACAGCTCGACCGGGGTGCTGCGGCTGTCGGACAAGGACAGCAACTCGTCATGCTTGGGCGCTGACTGCACCACCGGGGTGTGGATCATGCGCGAGATGGCGCTGGCCAAGGTGCCGGGGCTGTACATCTGGCATGAGGCCGAGGAGGCCGGCGGCATCGGCTCTAGCTGGATCAAGAACAACGACAGCGGCATCCTCAAAGGAATGAACGCCGCCATCGCCTTCGACCGCAAGGGCTTCGACAACATCATCACCGAGCAGTCGGGCGGCCAGTGCTGCTCGAACGAGTTCGCTGCGGCGCTGGCGCTCCAGCTCCCCGACACCAATTACAAGGCGGACCCGACTGGAACCTTCACCGACACCGCCAACTACACCCACATCATCCCTGAGTGCACCAACCTGTCGGTCGGCTACTTCAACCAGCACTTCAAGGGCGAGACCCAGAACGTGATCTTCGCCATGCTGCTGCGGGCGGCGATGCTGCGCTTCGACGAGACCAAGCTGGTGATTAAGCGCAAGCCCGGCGAGGGCAAGCGCACCTACAACTACGCCAGCTGGAGCGGCATGGATGACTGGGACGGCGGCTCCTATGGCGGCTACAAGAGCGCTGAATACTATGTCCGCAACTACGTCATCATCGGCGACACCGTCAAGATCCTCGCCTCGGCCTTTGGCCAAGGCGCGCTCGACACCGACATCGGACGGCAGGGCAAGGTCATGAGGGTCGGCTACGCCGGCTCGGCGCGCACCCTCAACATCAAGTTCGCCGATGACGGCGACTGGATCGAGAACCTCAAGGACTATCATGTCAAGCGGGTGGTGCCTGAGACCAAGGTACCGGAACGAAAGGTGACCTATTACAACAAGGGCGACCGTGTCCGCATCGCCGAGGCCGGTCGCGCTGATCTGACGAGGCGCGCCATGGGCACCATGATCATCGACAACCTCATCGGCAGCGAGGGCGTCATCGCCGACGTGGTGCTGCGCAACAACACCGCCGATATCCAGCTCGACAGCGGGCGCATGCTGTGGGGCTTCGACGGCAAGGGCTTCGAGCTGGTCAAGGCCGTGGAGGAGAAGAAGGAGCCGGCCAAGAACGCCAAGGGCAAGGTCAAGGACTACAGCAAGACCCGCTGCGGCGGGCTGTGCGCCGGCAAGTGTCAAGGCATGTGCGCTGACCCGGTCAAGCTCGACATGCTCAAGCGGCTGGCGGCGCAGGTCGACAAGGCCCAGAAGGAGCCCAAGGTCTCGACCCAGCGCAGCCCGTCCGGCCGCGCCGTCAAGGTCTACGATTACGAGGATGACGGTTGCGGAACGCGCTCGTGCAAGACCCTGCACGACTTCGTCGTCACCTACCCCGACCACCTCGTCGACATGATCGAGCAGTGGGGCTTGACCTTGAAGGATCTCTACGACAGCTATCCTGACTGTCTGTAACCTTCACGAGAATGTGATTATGTTAAGCACTTAACAAACTGTACGCTCGCAGTATTTGCGAGCGTAGCCCAAGCCAAAGGAGAGTGAGATGGCCTACCCCCGAAAACATTCCGACCGCCCTGTCCACAAGGGCCGCGCCAAGCGCTTCGAGACATGGCTGCGCCACGCTGACGCCGCCACCCTCGACAAGACCTACGCGCAGGCGGTCAAGACCTACAATGCGTATCAGAAGGACGCCATCGTCGCCGAGCTGCGCCGTCGCGAGCTGGAGGACTGCGCATGAGCGGCCTCCCCTCCGAGTTCGACCTGTTCTTTGACCTCAAGCAACGCGAGCAGCTCACATCATGGCTGATTGACCGCGCTTCTGACGTCTCGCTCGCGGTCGGCATGATGCTGCTCCACAAGACCCCTCTGACTGAGGACGAGACGTCCGAACTCGCCAAGCTCAAGGCGGTGATCTCTAAGCTGGAGGATGTGAGATGACTTACTATATCGCAGGCGGTCGAGCATGGGGCGATGATGAAGCGGTCTCCATCGTCATCAGAGCCATCAACTCTACGGAGGCGGCGCGCAAGTTCAGAGAGAGCTTCAAGAGCTACGACCCGACCGTCGAGGATGGGCCGGGCATCGTCTATATCGACTTCATCTTCGATTGCGGAGGCCACAAGCCAACCTACACTACGTGGAGGGACGAACGATGACCCGCATCCGTAAGGTCTGCGCCCATTGCGGCTCAGAAGACATCACCTACGACGCCCTCGTGTGCTGGGACGTGGACCTCCAAGACTGGACGTTCTCCACCTTGCTCGACGCGGGAGCCTGCGAGAACTGCGGCGCGGAGCTGTGGGAGAAAGACATCCGCGATGAGGAGATCGTCGAAGATCAAGCCAAAGGAGATCAGCCATGACGCTCGACCCCAACCTACTGTTCACCAAGGACATGATCGCGAAGGTGCGCAAGCTGCGCCACCTCGCTGACGGCCAACGTATCGACGTGATCGAGCGCGACGTGATCGCGCCTGAGATGGCGAACATCGACAAGATCACAGGGCAGGAGAACCATCCCCGCTACATGGCCTACCTGATCGACCACTTGGTCGCCAGCGGAAAGTTGTGAGTTGCTAAATAGTTAACAAAGCCAAAGGAGAGCACCTATGACCAAACTTAAGAAGTACCGCGTCACCATCGAGGAGACAGTGATCTATGACGTCGAGGTCGAGGCCGAAGATAGGCGTGGCGCTGAGACGGTAGCGGTCGACCGTCTCATTGACGCCGACAACAACAGATATTTCACCGCCGTCACTGAGCGCGACGTCACGAGAGTCAAGGAGCTGAAATGACTCGTCTGTTCCAGCACCGCCACTACGCGGTGATCGCCGACGCGCTGGCTGAGCACAGCGACTTCTACCCAGATCTCGAACCAGTCGTCGACAGCCTCGTCTACCGCTTCAAGAAGGACAACTCAGCGTTCGACGAGGAGCGCTTCCGCGCCGCCTGCAACGACCGACCCACCACCAAGGACGCGCGCAGCGGCAAGGCATTGAGATGAAGCGAGAGGACGATTACTTCGACGCCGAGTCCTACGCCGAATGGTCTCGCGACTGCGACGACCTGTGGGATCGGCCGGTCGACTACAGCCTAGTCTGGGTCGTCCTCGGCCCTATCCTGCTCTTGCTAGGAGCTATCGCTATCTGCGCGATTTTAGGTCTGTTAACCACTTAACAAAGCCAAAGGACAAGTCATGCCCAAGTACAAAATCACTGTCACCGAGACCTGCGAGTACAGCTTTGAAATCGACGCCGACGACGCGGAGCAGGCCCATGATCGGGCGCTGCCCGAGTTTCTCAAGGCGTTCCCGTTCGACGGGGACGAGGACTACGGCATCAACATTCTCAATCGGTTCGTCGAAGTCGAAACCACCCAGTAACGAGGAGGAGTATCCCATGAGCATCGCCGAGAAGGCGCTGGTCGTCCACATGACGGTCGGCGTGTGGACTGGCGCCAAGGTCGACCACGATCGGTCGACCGACCACCAACTGGTTCACAAGCAGGTCGTCCCCAAGAGCGCGCTCGCGGGAGTGATCAAGGCCCTCGGCGCGCTGCGCACCCACTTCTACGTTCACACCGCGCCGTGGAAAGACAACGGCGACCGGCTGCTGCCGGTCGTCACGCTGGTCGAGTTCTTGCGTGAGCACACCCGCTTGCGTAAGGCCTTCCAGACACAAGCGGAGGCCTTCGCCGCCAAGCATGACTGCGACCGCGACCGCTTCTACGTCAAGCTGTCGTTCGACATGGTGTGCAATCCCGCCTGTCTGGCGCTGGCCGGCGTCGACGGCGAACGTCTGGAGACCGTCCGCGGCAAGCTCAATGCTGAGCTGGCCGAACGCACCACCCGCGCCCAGCGCTTCTTGTGGGAGAAGCTGGAGCAGGCGGTGGGCCACTACGCTGAACGGCTGCTGTCGGGCGCGGTGTTCCGCGACTCGACGGTCGACAACCTGCAGCAGGCGATCCGGCTGGCGCCGGCGCTCAACTTCTTGGATGACCCCGAGCTGGACTCGCTGATCGAGATCGAGCTGAGCCAGCTGCTCAGCGTCACCCCGGCCCAGATCCGCAAGGAGCCGCAGGTCAGGGTGATGGCCGGCGCCGGGGCGCAGTCCTGCCTCGCACAGATAAGGAGGAAACTACGTTGACAACCTAAACATTCAGCTATAACGTCGCAACCGTAACCTAGAGAGTAGCCAAATGAAATTGACCCGAAGTCCTGACCCCGTCATCAACGAAATCCTCGACCGCTCGCGGCGGATCGAGAGCCGGCTGACCAGCTTTATCAACAAGTCTGGGTTCACCGTGCTCAACAAGAAGCCGGTATGGGACGGCCATATGCTGTCCGTCACCGTCCCCAGCCGTGAGGTCTCGCTCGACGAGGTCCTCGCCGCCATCCCTGCGGGGGTCCTTGACGACGTCATGGTGATCTTCGCCGGCAAGACCTATTGCATCATATCCCTCTAATCAACTGCAACTGGAGAGTAACGCCATGTCCAAGACCATCACCAAGACCCTGACCCGCACCACCAAGCGCGGCGGCAAGGTCGTCAAGCGCTACCGCAAGGTCACCAAACTCACCACCCGCCGGATCAAGGTCCGCAAGGCGTCGCCGTTGGTTGAGTCGCTGGCTCTCGATGCTGCTTTGGTTGCAGCGCACACTGCGCACGGCGTGGCCCGCCCGGTAGCGAACCACATGCCGTTCGACGCTATCGAGCCATCAGGCAGCGCCATCTCGCGCACCGCCGCCATCCGAAAGTCCTAAGCCAAAAGGAGTAACGCAGATGAAATTTTTGATTCGCTTCACAGTCGGCGAGGCCGCGGTCGGGCCGGTGCTGGCCGCCCTCAACTCTCATCCCGGCGTGGTGTTCGACCACCTCGCCATCGAGCCGCTGGAGTTGAAGAAGACTCCCGAGGCCCCTGACACCGCTCCGGCCAAGGTCACAGGCAAGGCGGCGCCGGCCAAGAAGCCTCACAAGCGGGCGGAGCCGACGGCGCTGACCGCGCAAGCCCACGTCCTGCGCATCCTGTCGGACGGCAACCCGCGCCGCTTCACTGACATCGAGACCGTGATGAAAAGTCTCGGCTTCAAGAGTTGTGGGTCGACCATGCGCAACCTGCTCGACAAAGGCTTGGCGGGCAAGACCCCCGACGGACTGTGGCAGACCACCAACCAGCGACAGATCCCTGCCCCGACGCTCGTGAAGGAGGCTTGATCCATGTCAATGAAGTTCTACAAATCCTACAGCTTCGTCGACAAGGACCCGGCGATCGACTTCGCTCGCACCGCCATCCAAGACAGCGGCCTCACCTATCAGCAGGTATCGGAGCTGTCGGATGTCAGTGTCGGCACCATGATCGGCTGGTTCCACGGCAAGACCCGCCGCCCGCAATACGCCACCATAATGGCGGTGATGCGCGGCATCGGCTACGAGCAACGCTGGACCAAGGCGCGCGCCAAGCGCAGCGCTTGATCCTCTTGTTAAGTTGTTAACAAACGGCCGAGGCGTCCTGCCTCGGCCACCATTCGGGAGAACAATCATGATGCAAGACAAAGCCCTCGACACTGTCACCGCCCTGCTGTGGAAGGGCATCACCGACGCCCGCGCCAAGATGACCGACCAGCTGCAAGGCGATGGCATGCGCGACGCAGCGACCCTTCACGACACCATCGACGAGATCCAAGCCTATATCGCCGCGATCGACATCGTGCGCGGCACGCCTGAGCAAGCCCTTGCGGGGCCGGTCGCCGCCCCTGAGGTCGTCGAGCAGGCGTCTCCTCCGGTGTCTCCCCAACCCGCCGCCTTCATCGCGGCGACGGCGTTCACTCCGCCGCTGGCTGCGTCTCCGGCGCCGGTCCTTTCGGCTATGGCAGTTCCGCCTCCTCTACCGACGGCGACGATGCCGCTCGTGACGCCCAGCGCTGAGGACGTCAAGCGGTCGATCTTCACCACGGTGGCCGACGACATCAACTCGATCACCCGCGGGTTCTTGTGACTACCATGCCAAAAAAAGACCCCGCCGACATCGCTGTCGGCGGGGCGCAGTACGGCCTAAGCCGCGGGTGCAAGGAGTAACGCAATCCCTTTGTATCAGAGACAACGAGGCACGGCAATGGTCGAGGCGCACACCAACGTAAAACTTCCCAAGAGGGCCAGCGGCGCGCGTAACCGCTATCCTCTCGGCTCCATGGCGGTGGGGGCGTTTTATTTCCTCCCCGGCAAGACCACCAAGAATGTCGCGCCGCACGTCTCGACGCGCGGCAAACATCTCAACCGCCGCTTCGCCACCCGCGCCTGCTTCATGATGGAGCAGATTGACGGCTACGTGGAGGTCCCGGCAGATCATCCCTACGCCATCAGAGGCGTCGGGGTATGGAGGATCAAATGACGGACGACAAATCTTACCTGTCCCGGCTATCAGAGCGGTACAACTTGCTGCAGACCGCTTACTGGCGGCTGGACGAGGAGGTCACCGCAACCGCGCGCGTGCTCGGAGACTTCATGCTCGTCCCGCCAGACGGAGGCGATCTGAAATTGCACGAAGGCGCGCAGGCGATGAAAGACGCGCTCGACGCGGCCATTGCCGAGCGGGATGAACTGCGATCCGCCCTTGAAATGACACGACGCGCCGCTGGATTTCCCCAAGATGCTCTCACCAACGACATCCGCGCCGAGCGCGACGCGGTCTTCGCCGAGCGGGACAAACTTCGCCAAATCCTCAGTGGCGACGAAGGCGCAAAAGCCGTGTTCGACAAGTACGCCAGCGACATTCAGGCGTATGCGGATGCTGCCGACGCGGCCATTGCCGGGCGGGATG